TGATCTTCCAACTTTTATAATGTATGAATAGTCCTGATACAATAAACTGTCTTGTATCTTCATTGTGGTTTCTGATATCCAGCCATCTTCATTTATAAATGCACCTGCAGTAGTAGCCACAGCTGAATATCCTATTGTAGCACTTGATTGTTGTAGTCTGACAACTGTTGCTGTTGCGCCACCTGAACTTGTTATGGTTATATTTGTTCCATAAATTCCATCTGTGTCTGATAATTTTAAAACATTTGTATCACTATTCAATGATACGACAGTTGCTGTAATTGTTGAAGACCCGTCTGACCCTAAACCTGTTACTGTTTCTCCAGCTATAAATGATCCTACAATATCTGTAATTAAAAGATATGTTGGCAAAATAATAGTTGGTGCTGGTAATGTATGATAGTTATATCCAGCTTCTATTGTTTTAATATCTAAAACACGACCTATTTCAGATCCGTATGCTAATAATTTAGCGCCTGTGCCTGATGTAGATGTGATAGTTAATGTTGGTAATGAATTAAATCCATTTCCATTAGCAATCATTCTTATGTCTGTTATATCTCCCACTCCACTTTCTTGCATAATTTTATTACCAAAATAAGGATCGCCTGACATTGTTTCTTCTTCTAATATTAATTGTCCATCACCTGTACCATCTTCTAAAGTTATACCACCATTTACAACTGAAACTTTTGCAGACGCATTACCTGAACTAAAATTAATAACATCTCCAACTTCATATCCTGTTCCTCCATCATCAACAATTATTTCTTCTATTGAACCTAAACCTATATTTCCTATTTTTAAAGAACCGCCTGTACCTCCAGCTGAAATGGATATAGTATCACCTACATTATATAATGCTCCGTCATTTGTAATAATAGGATTATCAATTATTCCAGTTATAGATACTGTAACGGTTACGTCTGAATTTGTATTATCTTCACCAGTAATATTTTGTCCTGAAACGAAAACTCCATCAATTGTTGTTTCACCTAAAACCAATTCTACAACTTCTTGTCCACCAATGATAAATTTATATACATCTTCAACAATAGCTGTGGCTTCATTAACAGTTGGATCTGTTGGGTCATTTGCTTGTGTGATTGTTTGACCTACAAGATTTGTAGCGTCAGAAGTTCCTACTTCTATACAACGTAATATCTTTTTTGTATCCCATTTACCATCTGATACTCTTAAAATATTATCTTTTGGATATCTTATTTCTGCCTGTTCATTAAATAACAATTTAAAAAATATTTCACTTGCACGTTTGGTACCTTTTGAACGATAAAGAGATTTAATATTTTTAATTAGATTTCTTTTATTAACATCACTATCTAAAGTATCAGGTATGGAAGTTAAAAAGGCATTTCTAAATTTAGTTAAAAAACCTGATATAGTTTTATCTACATCAGCATACTCTAAAAGTTGTTGAATGTTTTGAACAGGATTAGCTCTATACTTACCAATGTTTGCTTGAGCACCTGAAGATGAACCTGTAATTAATTCACCTTCTATAAATTTATTTTGATGTGTAACAAATAAACGAGAACCTGCGTCAACATCTTCTACTAGAACAGTAGCAGTTGCACCTGATGTAGCACCAGTAATTAATTCACCATTTATAAAATCACCATATGATGTATCTTCTAAAAGTATTCTATCAGTAGAATCATCTTTATTTGTATTTGTTCCATCTAATAATAAAAAATTAGTAACATTTGCTGAACTATCTAATTGAAGATGATCTGGATCACCAATGTTTGTTAAAGTAATTTCTGCTGACTCTAATAATTGATAATATGCTTTTACAAAATCTAAAAATAATGGATGATCTTCAAGTACAAAGTCAGGTACTTGTGAATTTAAAAGATTTGATATTTTATTTTTAAAGTCGGCCATTTCATTTAATAACTACTAGTCGTGGTATATCCAATACCAGCGTTTGCTGAACCTCCAACTAATGTATCAGCCTCTACTGTGACCGAACTGTTTGCAACATCTATTTCTAATATTTGATTTCTTATTGGAACTAAATCATTTGAATTTGGTTTTACTGTAACTTCAATAACTGTTGAAGCTGCACCTCTAACGTTTTCTATATTTGAAACATTTAAAGAATTGACTTCTACAACGCCAGTTAAATAATTTATTGTACCTTGTGTACTATTACCATATGATCTTACAGAACCGTCCATTCTATATCTTCTAACATTACCTTGTCCATCATCATCTAAAAACCAAACATTTGTAGTATCACCATCTATTTTAAATCCTGTTGATGATAATATACCACCTTCAGCAGAAGCGTGACCAGAGTGTGGATTATATAAAGCATTTGCAAAGTTAATTGTATATTTTGTAGAACTACCAATTGTTGGTACAAAAGATTTTCTTAATCGTACTGTTGTGATATTTGATAAAATACTTTCATCTGTATCATCAATTAATCCTGTAAGTTTTGAATGTCTAAAAATTGTATCAAATTTTTGTAATGTATTTAAATTATAATTTGTTATGGTTGTAATTACATCTGATTTAATTGTATCAGCAACTTTAGCTGTAGATTTTTCATCATACTTAACTGTTGTTGTTAAAAGAACATTTGTAATTTCTGGATCAATAATTACTGGTGTAACTGAAGCAACAGAATATTTTTTCAAGTCTGTTACTATTCTTGCCTTTGTTGATTCAGTAAGATTAGAGCCGCTTGTTGGTAAAATAGAAATATAAACTCTTCCATAAAAAGGAGTTTCAGCATTTTCACCACCCCAAGCACTTACTGATTGTGTGTTGGCATAAAGTTGTTTAACTTTTAATTTATAATCTTCAACTGTTACCGCTCTATCTTGTGATGAATAAAAGTCAGGAGCATTTTTCTTAATACTTTGTAATGACTCAGGTTCAGCGCCACCTTGTGCTGATGAATTAACTGTAACAGTAATGTTTGTAAATCCTGAAATAGAACCAGAAAGAGAAAATGATGTAGCACCATTTGCTTCTGTTTTATTTGTTACAACATAACTTATATTAATTATGTTACCGTCATCTAATTTTTTACCAATAACACCATCACCAAAATATATTTCGTATTGACCATCTTCAGCTTCTTGTAAAAAGAAAACTTTTGATGTACCATCTAATTCTGTAATTGAAGTTGCTCTAGTGTATGTGTTTTGTGTTGTGTCGGCAGAACTATTTTGTACCACAACTTTAATTGTTGTAGTATCAGCTCTATCACTTGGAATTAAAAATCTTTGATCTATGTCTGCACTATCATATGTGTAATTATAAGTTACATATGTTCCTTCATAAACATTTAAACTTTGTGCTGTATAAATTCCGTCAACAGGTTGAACTGTTTTGTCGGCAATAGAAACAAACGTGTAAGTAAGACCGTCTATTGATGAAGTAAATTTTGTACCAGCAGGAATTGTAATTGTGGAACCTGTACCATCGTTGATTACTAATTTTAAATCAGCGATTGGTGCTCTAGCAGAATTAGGAGTATAACCAACTAATTTAGCCAATGACGCAACACTTGATCTTAACTGTGCTGTGTCCAAATACATTTCATTGGCAACAAAGTTTGTATTGTATGCCAAGTAATGTGTATTGTAGGCAAGTAAGTCTAATAAAATTGCTAATGAACTTCCTTCAAAATTATAATCTTTAAATTCGTTTTGATTAGATAAAAATCTTTTAAGTGAACCTTTGATGTTTTGAAAATCTAATTCTGATATGTCTAATCTATGTGAACTCATTTTATCTTACTCTCTGTAAAAATGTTGACACCGAAACTGGTGCTTCTGTACCGTTAATTAAAAATGAAACCATAATATTGATTCCATTATTTTCTTCATCATTTTGAACAACAACATCCTCAACTGAAACTCTAGGCTCATATCTTTCAATTGCCATAGAAACTCTATCTTTAATAATAACTATTAATGGTTCAGTTATATTTTCAAATAAGAAACCTCTTAAATTACATCCGAAGTCTGGATTAAAAGCTCTTTCGTATTTGTTTGTTAAAATTATATTTTTAACACTTCGTTTAATTGCTTGTACATCAAATAATTTTGCAACATCCTTTGTAGCAGGATTTTTAGTAAAACTTAAATTCAAATCACTATAAATTCGATTTGATCTTTTACTTTTGTTAGTTGTACTTGCGTCATAGTTTGAGTAGGCCATATCAATATTTATACGAATTATCTACCGTTTACTAAAACGTTTGTAGAACCTGTAATCATTACGCCACCATCTGCACTATCACCTAGTCTACCCCAAGGTATATTGCCTATTCTTACATTTGGTGAACCTTGATTTAAAATTGCTGGGTGATTTACACATCTTGGTGGGTCACCAGGGACTAAAATAGTATGAGGTGATGTAGGAGTGCCTCTTACAGCACCATAAATGCCGTTTGCTTTAACTGTTCTTACTAAAGATATTGCTAAAGTAGTAATTCCATCACATCCGTGACCTGTAGTTAAAAAATCTCCCTCTCTAACAGCCATTTAATGTTATCTTCCTAGTTTTTTCTTTCTACCAAGTGGTATTTTTATAGAACTTACGATTTTTTTGCCTTTTTTGTTAATATATTCAAATCCAATGAAGTTATCCTTAAAACTTGATTGAACTGACTTAACAGCTTTCTTAAAACTTACTGATTCTCTCTTTTCTTCTTGTCCTGATTCGTTCCAAAATAAAAATTCACGCATTTTTGCCATATTTTCCTCATTTTTTAGTATTTTTTATACTATTTATAAGGGTTTTTGTTCTACTTTTGTTCTCTTAATGCCAGAAT